TGCCATTGCTGATGATACTGAAGTTTGGGATGGATGTTACACACATGGTGATACCAGAATTGAGCATTGGGCTATGCAGAGCTTGATAGATCCTAATGATGTTGAATACAGTAAGGAATTGGAATGTTTGTACCGTCTTTATGCGAATAAAGTCGTTGCGATTGCGAGACCTGGAGAATCATCATTAGATGAAATCGCTCTAATGAAAGTTAGAGGGAAAGTAGGTTCTGGGCAGGTAGGAACGTATGGGAGTAATACCCTGTACAATTCTGCTGTCATGTTAGCTCGTGTTTCTTATTCTATGGATATACCATTGCAAGATGTTGAGTCTTGGACTGTACGAATGCTTAACCTGCAGAGAGCAAAGAAGGCTCCTGTTTCGGTCAAAGCTTCTGGTGATGATGGGATTAATCGAGGAACTAAAGAAATCATTAGAATGGTTGCCACAAAAGGAGCTGTCTTCATGGATGAAATTGGAAAGAAAAGAAAGGGTGTTCCTTTGGGAAGCCCTTCAACTATTTATTCCAATTTGGAAGAAGTTCCCTTTTGTTCACATAGGTTTGAGCCTGTGCGTTTTGGTGACCAGGTAAAATGGATGCCTTGTAGACCAGTGTCTGAAATACTGGGGAAAGCGAGACTTATGTTGTATAAGCCAGCTGATAACCTGGTGAGTGAGGCTTGGGCTAGAGCTATAGGATTTCAACTGATTGTTTGTTATCCTCATATTTTAGAGGTTAAGCTGTTAGGCTTAGCCTTAATAAGTATGACGCGGAGACATTTTGAGTTAAGAGGATTGGGTAAACCAGTTCTCTTTTCAGTTGAGCCTTGGCTTAGCGGAGGTCTTGCCTTGGATGTAGTTAATAGGTGTCTGTTTGGAGAGTCATCCCGATTTCCCAGAAACTTCTCTTTAAAAAGTTTGGATAAGATAGGTAATATTAGGATTCCTCATTTGCAGTATGGTTCTGTTAGACATAGGTGGAAGTTAAATCTTCCAACTATTGTCAAGCAGGTCAGGAGACATTTGGTTTGGGATTCAAAAGAATTTGAAGATGCCTTATCTGGTCTTGAATTTTATCAGAGAGAGGTTTTGTCCGATTGGACGTTCCCAGTAAGTACAGTTTTGTTGGCACATGGAATTGTTCCAGTTGGGGTTGGCTAGTAAGCTTGAAGAATTGTTGGGTTTGTATTTTGAGTATTGACCGGAATTGATTCTTTTAAATTCCTTTGTTCATTGCCGCCTAACTTTGTTTTGATTTTAGGCATGAACATCGTATTGGCCAAGCTTGTTTAGGTTTGCTTGGTAGAGGTGTAATTCTGAGAGTATATGCGATAGATTGTCCGGAGCGTTGGTTCGTAACCATTCGCCGTGCGAGCTCCGTAGCATAATTACTTTTTC